TCGTACTCTTTCTATCTGCCTTGTCTGCTTCATTGACGACTTCTTCCTTGACAACCTTCATGTCGAAAACGTGAGGGAAGTATTCAGTGTGGTATGCGTTCTTGCCCTTGCCCACCTTGACCGCAACGCGACCAGAAGAGGAAGAGTTGCCACGCTGCGCACCAGACTGCCAACCGGTGACTTCGTGATGCTCACCATCTTCGTCCTTGAACTTGTGTCCAACCGATAGCTGCTTGCCATCCTTGTCCACTAGCTTGTAGCCGGGACCGTAAGGATTCTTGCCTGCTTCATTGACCGCATCTTCCTTAGTAAGCCTATTGATGGCGCGACCCATGCCCTTTGCACCAGTAACACTCTGACGCATAGCCTTTTTGCCTAGATGATCTTCTAGTTCGTCTTGGCTCAACGTTGCGCCGGGAGCAACAACAGCCGCCGCGCCAGCGAGCGCACCGATATTTGCTGCTGTCTCACCATGGCGATTGGCTGCTTTCTTTAGATAAGAGCCAAGCGTGGACTTCTTGAGTTCATCAATCTGTTCAGCTTGTTCCTTAGCCAGCAAGCGACCGGCAGTAGCAATGCCCTTGATGCGATTCTTCGCACCGCGCTTGAACTGCTGTGCAAGTTCGGTGTTGGTCTTCATGCTCTTCTCAGCCTTCGCACGGATAACAGGGTCTTTCTCCTTGCCGTCCATGTTGTATTCGGAGTGACGGTTGACCGTCTTGAGGTCACGATAGGCATCGTTTTCGAAGTCGATTCCAATCTTCGTGTCTGCGCGAAGAACACCACCCGCCTTCGCGAGATATGCTGCCATCGTTGCTTTCTTCAATTCGTTTAGTGCCTTGCTCATTTGCCTTGCTCCATTGCTTTCTTTAGTCCTAGCCGTGCTAGATGCCTTGCTCTTGAATAACCGGGGTCGTTCTTACCGACAACGATACCTAGGTTCTTTTTTGGTTCGTCTGGTGTGAAAGGAAGTTTTTCCTTCGCCATCGACTTGCGCAGCCACGATCTTTCTAGGTCGCGTGCCTGTACGTGTTTGCCTGCCGCTCTGAGAGCATCAAGCTTCTTCTTTGGGTGTGGTGTGGTCATGCCGTGATCATGCTCGACAGGCAGAACAGCCGAATCCCAAGAGCGAATACGGTTGCGGTTTGCAGCCGATTCGGTAGCAAGAGATTGGCTACCTAGACCGCGAGCAAGCTCCTTCGCCTTTCTACGGACTACGGCAGCAACTTTCTTGCCTAGGGTCATGCGAGTAGAGTTGATGAATTCTTTTGCATTCTTCTCGGTAGGAAGAACTGCCGAAGCAATCTTTCCATTGCGCTTGACAACCCATCCACCACGGCGCATCGTATAGGATGCATCCTTAAATGGAACTTCTTCCACCAAATCCTCATGCAGTTCGAAACTCTCGTTCAGGTCTGGATGTTTGCGAGATAGCTTAATAGTCTCGTAGTCGATTCTTGGCTTCTTGTCGTATCCCATGCTGTACGCATCATAGCGCATAATCTTCTTATGGGTACCACTCTTGGAAATGTAGTGGTGGCGAGTATCGTATCCGTCAAATGCCGTACCAACACCATCAGAATGAGTGTGGGTGTAACCCTTAGCCAATAGCTTCTTGTGCGCAGCTATGATTACAGGCTTGTTTCTCTTGCGATTGTCTCTGATCTTCGAATCGAATTCGTCACGGATTGCACCCTCAACGACAGTCGATTCATCCGTTGCTTGAACCTTCTTGATGTGCTTGAGCATCTTCGCTGCCTCTGATGCGCTAGGATTGCCGAAGGAACGCTGTCCGTCCATTTCCCAACCCTTGTGGAGTTCAACGAAATGATCGTCGCTCTTTCCACCGTAGTAAGATACACCGGGATGGGCTTTGATTCTTTCTTCGGCTTTCGATTCTGAAACGGTTACTTTTCCATAATTCTTGTCTTTCAGTTTCTTTTGTGAAAGCGCAAGACCTTTGACTCTGTTGATTGCTCGTAGTCTATTCTTCCACCTATTACCCTTATCAAGAATGTTTTTCAAGTCGTTCTTGGATTTTGCATCATATGATTGCAAAGTTCTCTTTTCTAGTTCGGTTAGATTTTCAACTTCCTCTGAGTAGCGACGGAAGCCGCTTCCCGGCATGGAGAAGTTTCCACCTAGCTCACCACCGAATGCGACACGGTTGGAGTGCGCACGGCGACGGTCGCGCTGCTTCTCGGCTGCTGCCTTGATGACAGCAAGACGGTCTAGATTGCTACGCTCTGGATGTGGTTCAGTCGTAGGCGTGACGGTCGTAGCGGATGACTTCTTCTGTGAACCAGACTGCTTGACAGACAGGTTGCTTCCAAAGCCGTGCTTCTGCACGAAACTTTGAAACTCTGGATTGTTCGCGTGAACTCTAGCCAAGCGATCCTGCAAAGACTTAGAGCCTTTGGTAAATGCGTTAATCCATGCTTTCTGGCTCATTGGAGTACCTTCTTATTCTTGTCGTGTACATAGTGCGAGACCAGACCACCGGCATATGAGCCGCTGCCGTATGCCCCGGTCTGAGAGAAGTCAACCCCACCCACGCGAGAGTTGTATGCGGCAGGCGGCATATTCTTGATGCCACGCTTGCGCAACGTCTTCATCGTGAGTTTAGGCTTGACATTCACAACACCTTCTCCCGGTGTTGCTGCTTTGTATGAAGCAACGGTCTCGTCCGTTCCCCACTCTAATACTTCGGCAACAGTATGTATCTGATTCTCTTGGAGATAACCCAAGTAGGTTTCGATCTGCTTCTGGAAATTAGTCAGTTCGATCTGAGAGGCTTCGACTAAGTTCAATGAGTTTGAGAACTTGAAGGTGTTCGGAAGCGAAAGATTTTCTGTGTCGAGCCACTTGCGAATGCGAGTCTGCTCATTCAGCGGACGGTCGCGTGTCTCGTTGCGCTCGCGTGAGACCTTGTTGGTCACAGAGACAACGGTGTGAGAGAACTCGTAGCCTTCCAGAATGCTCTTGACTAGCGTGATCTTGTCGAGGTCTGCGTTGCCGTTGATCAGCAAGTCTTCGCGACGTTCGATCAGGTGCTTCGCAGCACCGTTGAGAATCTGATCCATCTGGACTTCGACTAGATCGTATCGCTTGAGGATGTTATTGATCACGTAGTCCTTACCGGAGCCGGGACCACCCAAAATGAACATTGCCTTGGATTCGTTCATACCTTTCTTCACCTTATCATGGATATGCGCACCGAGCTTCTTGTCGGTGTAATGCGAAATGAATTCGTCGCGCTTGCCACCCTTGACCAATCCGCGAAGCTTAGAGGCTGACATGCCTTCCGAGCCTTCTGCGTCAGGGTCACGATGACCGGCAGACTTGACTTCAATCTTCTTGAAGTTGTATTCCTTGCCGTTGTAGGCATGGAGTAGCTTGTGGAATTCCCCAACGCGGTCGTCGCCAACCACCATGGTCGCGTGAGTATGCCCTTTAGATTCAAGGTGCTTGAGCGCATGAATAGCGTTCTTTACGTCGGGGTGGGACACAACGTTCGCGGTGGGGAATAGCTTTTTCATGGCGGAAACCTTGTCGCCATGGGATAGAGGGTTCTTCTTCGGGTCTTGGGAGTGCGAAGGGAAGATGTAGTGTGCGCCGCCCTTTTCTTTGGCGTGCGCCTGCACCGCTGAGACTAGCTTGCCGTGACCGGCTTCTGTCGGCGGATTGAAACGACCAAATGTGAAGGTTGCGTGTGACATGTGGATATTTAGGCTTTCTTGGCTTGCTTAATGCCACCGGCATTCAGGTTCGCAGCGGAGAATCCGCTCGCTCCACGATCCACCAACTTCGTTGGCTTACTGCCGACGATGGCAACGTGTCCTTCTGGACCTGTCGCTTTGTCCCCGATGTGGTGGTCAAACTCGTCGCTCTTGGAGAGTGCTTTGACGAGGACTTGCTTGGCATTCTGCAAGTGCTTATGTACTTGCAGAGTATTGCCGAAAGCTTCCTTGTGGGATGCGACATGAGCCAGATTAGACTGCTTCTCACCTTCGATGCGAGCCTTGGAAGGTGCAGTCTTGACAAGAGCTTTCTTAGCTTCGTGCTTCGTGTCGATATGCTTTGAGAGTCCACCGACAGTCGGAGTAGTTCCAGTGCGAACAGTGTGGTTGATGTAGGTCTTGACAAGTTCGCGGACAGGGTGATCAAGATGGTCGTAAGACTGACCAGAAGCCGTGTCTTTTGCCTTCTTGATATGGGAGAAGAACTTGACGCGATCCTTTGGCTTATAGTCCGCAGCATTAGCCTTAGTGTGAGTTCCGATAATGTGGGCATCGTCGTGACTCTTGAAGTCGGAGGTGTCTGGTGCGAAATGAGCCTTGAGGGAGTGGAGGTCTTCACCCTTGTACTCCGTGTGGACGGCTACGCCAATCTTAGCCTTACCCACCTTCGCGCCGGTTGGCGAGTCCTTCTTGACCGAATACTTGATGGTGTTCGGCTTGAAGGAATGGTGAGTCTCAGACGATTTCACATCGTCGTGGGTGTACATTACGTCGCCCTGAAAGACCCTGCCGTGGGGTGTGACCTTTGGCAGATGGTCTAGGGCTGACTTGAGCTTGGAAGCCAGACCGGGAGCATGACCGTGGTTCCGGTCAATGTCGTCGTGGGTGTAATTGATCTTGGGGGTCTTGTTGAACGCGCTCTTGGAGGCGACAAAGAACTTTTTAGTCTCCGGATGGTGTCCGAAGATCAGGGACGGCGCACCGTCGTATTTGGTCGTTAGCTTGACCGGGGTGTTGTGACCGAGCAACTTGTGGTGAACACCTACAAGTGTGCGAACAGCATGATGAACACCGGCTGAACCGGCATTGATTACATGGTCTTCGGCGTGTTCAAGGTGGCTAAGGCGAGCCGTATCCTCTACATTTTCTATGATGAACTGGCTAAATTTGAGCATCTCTTCCGCACTGTGGGAGGGTTGACGCTCTATTTAGTCATTTTTACTCGTCAATCATCCGGTCCAGAGTGTCGATGACTTCGTATTGCTGCTCAAATCCGAGGTCATATAGCTTGGAACAGTCCATGGCAAAGTTCTTGACCTGAACCTTTTGGTGGAATTCCTTCGGGCTGATGTTCTTGATGTTGCCCTTGAAGTCTAATTCCTCACTGGCGTAGTGAATCAGTTCCGCGAAGACCTGTGCGGGTTCCGTGCCAATGTTGTAAATCTCGTTGAGGTTGCCCTTCTCTATGACCAGACGGAGGGCTGTGGCACAATCCTCTACGTCCATGTAGGTCCGGATGAACTGTCCGTTGTCATAGAGTTCGATATCCCGGTCGGCTTTCATTTCGTTGATCAGGTATTGGAGCGCGTTCTTTTGCTTGGACGCACCCTTGTCTCCCGGTCCAATGATGTTACAGAGGCGCAGGATACGGTACTTCAACCCGAAGGTGTTGGCGAAGGATTCTAACAGTTGTTCGGCTGCGTACTTCGTGATGGAGTAGAATCCTTTCGGATCACACGGTTCCAGTTCATCCACGTAACCCATTCTTCCCACCCCGGCAGCGTTGCCATAGACAAACCATGAGGACACGAAATTGAACACGCCTTCGGGGTTGTTGTTCTTCCATGACTCTAAGGTTTCAGTCAACACCACCAGATTAGTCTTTACGTCCAGAGTCGGATCGGTGAAGACGTTGTAGTTGTGCGTAGTGCTGATCATGTACAACATGTCCGTTTTCTTGTACGGATTAGGTCTGCGGGAGTATCGCGGCGGAAGCCAGATATCGTCCAAGCTCCGGTACTTGTTGTAAAAGGCAGAACCGACAAAGCCGGTTCCACCGTAGAGAGTCAGGTCCATATTACGGCACCGATAGTTGCGCAAGGTAGTTCTTCAATACGTCTTCGAAGTAGTTGAAAATTTCAGGTGTGTAGTGTGGCGCAGCACCGACAAAGAACACGCGGTCGAGTGCCTGATTCGCAAACGGATAACGCTTGTAGTCGTCTAGGTGCTTGTAGCCGGGGTGCAGCAGGATGTTGCCTGCGAAGTAGTTGCGCGTCTGAATCTTGTGGGATTCGAAGTGAGCCTGTAGCCGCGTCTTAGTCGCTGCGTCTTCGCAGAGAATCGGCACACCAAACCACGACACTTCGGCTTCGTCTAGGTTGCCGATAGTGATTGCTCCCGGCACCCAATTGTCAATCAGTGCGCTAATCGCATCATAGGACTGGCGACGGCGCAGATGAATCTCGTCAAACTTATCTAGTTGGACGGAGCCGATTGCGCCTTGGAAGTCGAGTGGCTTGAGGTTGTATCCCATTTGCGCGAACACATACTTGTGATCAACGATTCCGTTATAGTCCGGAGCAAGCCAGTTGTCAAACCGCTTTCCGCATGAACCGCAAGGCTTGAGATTAGCGGCTCCAACACAAACGCAGTCGCGTCCCCACCATGAGAACTGTCTGGCATAGTTGATAATCTCCTCGTTGTCAGAACACACCATGCCACCTTCACCGGTCGTCATGTGGTGTGCCGGATAGAAAGACGTAGACCATGCGGCGTAGTATTTCGTGATCCAGTCATGATTCCACTTCGTTCCAAGCGAGTCGCAGTTGTCGCCAATGAGGACGACACCCGTACCATCACACATGCGCTTGAGTTCGTCCATGTTCGGCGGATTGCCGAGTACAGGAGAGACAAAGATGGCGACGGTGTTCTTCTTGATCTTGCCTTCGACCGCATCCAAATCGAAGTTCAGTGTGTCGAGTTCAATGTCGGCAAAGACGGCTTTCATGCCGTTCTGGACGATGGGTGCGATGGTCGTCGGGAAGCCAACAGGCGACACGATGATTTCTGAGTTCTCGTCCCAACCGTAGAACTTCTTGAGCGCAGCGATCATGACCAGATTCGCAGAGGAACCTGAATTGACCATGTGCGCGAATCGAACGCCAAACTTGCGTGCGAACTTCCACTGGAACTTCGCGACCTCTTCACCAGTGACTAACCACTTGCCAGTCAGGAATGCTTTCAGCGCAGCCTCAATCTCATGGTGATCCATGTACGGACCAGAGTAGTAAACCGGAGTCTTTCCCGGTTCGAATTCTGCGCCTGCGTTGTATGCCCACGGCGGCATTTCCTTCGCGAGTTCGTGAATGTAGAAGTGTCGTTGTTCGGGGGTGAGTTTCATGGTGTGTCCAGTAGTTCTAATAGGTACTGACCATACGCAGACTTCTCACATAGAAGTCCAGTTGATCTTAGTGCGTCACGGTCGATCCAACCTTTATTATACGCTACTTCGTGCGGATTGCCAACCATAAAACCCTGATGTTTTTGTATCATCTGAATTAGGTTTGAGGCTTCCAACAGCGCGTCAGGTGTGCCGGTATCGAACCAGATGGCTCCACGCGGAAGTCTAATCGCAGTTACAGAACCGTCTTTATGATATGTGTTGATCAAATCTGTAATCTCTAATTCTCCGCGAGCCGATGGCTTCGCCATTCTCGCACGTTGGAAAACAGAGGAATTGAAAAAGTAAAGACCAGTTATAGCTAAGTCGCTTTTTGGTACCGCAGGTTTCTCTTCCATATCAATGACTTGCCCGTGGTCGTCTAATTGTACTACACCGAATCTTTCGGGGTCTTTCACTTTTGCGGCTATAATGGTGGTGTAGGCATCATCCACCGCCTTCTCCAACAATTCGCTCATTCCCGCACCGTAGAAGATGTTGTCACCTAGGATTAGAGCGAAGCGATTGTATTCGGCTGTGTCTAAGTCGAATGAGTCTGCGACTACGTTGAATGCGTCGGCAATGCCGCGCGGCTGAGTCTGGATGGCGAAGCTCACGTTGATGCCCATGCGTTCTTCGGCATCCCATAGAAGACTCTGGAATACAGAAACTTCTTCCGGTGTTGTGATGACCACGAAATCTCTAATCCCTGCGAGCATTAAAGTCGTCAGAGGATAGTAGATCAGAGGCTTATCGTAGATCGGCAGGACTTGCTTTGTGGTAGCAAACGTTGCCGGATAGAGGCGGGATGACTTTCCACCCGCGAGAATTATTCCGAGCGTTCTAGGCATGATTTCACCCAATCCATATTTTCGATATACCAATGTACCGTTTCTCTAAGACCACGCGGGAAGTAAACGTATGGCTTCCAACCCGTATGAAGATAGAGCTTATCACTATCTATGTCGTAGCGGAAGTCGTGTCCCTTGCGGTCTTCGACAAACTGAATCTGTTCGAAGGAACCGCCGATTGCTCCAATGACAGAGCAAGCGATTTCGATGTTCGTCTTCTGCGTGCCGCCACCGATACAGTAGGTTTCCCCGACTCGTCCGCGCTCTGCAATCTGTAGGAGCGCATCGCAATGGTCTTCCACATGGAGCCAATCGCGAATGTTCATTCCGCTGCCATAGACAGGAACCTTCTCCCCGGCGAGCATCTTACGAATGACCGTGGGAATGAACTTCTCCGGATGCTGATAGGGTCCGTAGTTGTTGGAGCAATTGGTGATGATCGTGCGAAGCTTGTGCGTTGCAGCATAGGCACGAACGAAATGGTCAGCCGCAGCCTTGGAAGCCGCATACGGGGAGCGCGGTGCGTAGGGAGTCTTCTCGGTGAACGGAGGGTCTTTTGGTCCGAGCGAACCAAAGACTTCATCCGTCGAAACATGTATGAACTTGATTTCCGGATTTACCATTCGTACCTGTTCCAATAGGTTGACAGTTCCCATCACGTTAGTTGACAAAAACGGGGAAGAGTTGTGAATGGAGTTGTCTACGTGAGACTCAGCCGCAAAGTGAAAGATCGTGTGTGGCTTGTGTGTTTGAAGCATCGTGCGGATGCCAACGTCATAGCAGATATCCATCTGGACATGCTTGTAGTTCTTGTTTCGCGCAGCAAGGTCGATTAGCGTAAGCGGATTGCCTGCGTAGGTCAGGCAGTCGATGTTGATTACTTGTTCATCGTTCTGAGTCAGGAACCTTCGAATGAAGTTGCTGCCGATGAAACCCATGCCACCTGTTACTAATATAGTCATAATGAAATCCTACTTTGCTACGACATGCTTTGCAGACAATGGTGAGGAGGATGATGCAAACCTAGCCAATTCTTGCACCACGCGGTCCTTATTCTTGTTTGTTCCTTTGAAATAGTTCAAGAGGGTTTCATTCATGGGGTTGGCTACGGCATCCTTGATCAAACCTTTCAACTGAACTTCCCTACTCTTTACAGACTTGATCTTCATAATATCTTTCTTGTCTGCGTTGAATTTTTCCATTCCCGGTGTATAAATCTTCTCTAGCTTTGCTGCAAGCTTGGGGTCGGCTTTCTCGATGACCTTTATCATGGATTTGCCGCCGACGCTACCACCAAAAGCCGCACCCAACTTGATAGCCACTTTGTATTGACCACTACCTCTTCCATAGTCAGCACTGAACCTGAATAGAAGTTTGGATGTAGTTTCTCCAATACTGACTTCAACGTAGTTCATAGAATCTTTGGGGTCTTTTGCTTCTTTAACACGGGTGTAGTGGTATCCCGCTATTCTTTCTGAGTCCGCTTTCTTACTGAAATTGACCTTCTCAACCTTGATGTTATCTACACCTTTCTTCAACGATAGGGGTATTAGATCACCAGAGAAGATCAAATTGGAGATTAGTTTGTTCAAATCTATGAAGTTTGCAACCCCCTTTTTATCAGCAACAGCCTTTGTGATTTGCTTATCGGCTTCTATGGAAGCAAAGTAGATATCAGCAGGATTCCACTTGTTGATGTTCTTGAATGGTTTGTCTTCCTTATTCTCATTAGTTCTCAACTCGGTGTTGGAGCGGTGGTATAGGGTCTCGATCTTTTTCATGATGTGCTTATCACCATGAACGTAGAACAAGTCCTGCCACTTGACCTTTTTGATTTTTGTATATGTCTGCCGAATAGTGCTTACTTGTTCGATCACCCCAAGAGCAATAACACACGATGAACGATACCAGATTTTATTGCTTCGCAAAAACCTCTCAATTGCGTCGTATGAGATTTTCACGTTCAACTGTTCTTTGTATGTTTCCTCAAACAGCAAGCCGATGGGTTTAGTACCCTTCGGCTTGTAGTTCTCAAGTAGGCTGTCAAAGGTTGGGTGTTCCTTGGTGTCGAATGCTTTCTTAGATTCTTCGACACCAAGGTAATCCGCTACTGCACAGAATAACGCCTGTGTTGACTCCTGTACATCTGTGTTGTTACCCATTAGACCTTAATCCCGCCGAATTTGTTGACCTTGGGCTGTGAGTGCTGACCGTTATCGACCAACTGGACTTGCTGCGTTGTGCTTAGATCGTACAGACGCATCTTCGATCTGTCAATACCCACAGTGAATCTCTTATTTAGCGTAGGATCGTTGTAGCGGTTCTTCAACTGCTTGACCATGATCTGATTCTGAGCGTCCAGTTCCTCGGTCGCAATCAGGGCGAACATGAGGTCAGCCGTAGCAGGCAAACCGAAGGATTCTGAGGTATCTTCCAGACCGGGATCGGAGGACGAGAATCCGGAGCGGGTTGTCTGAGTCGCGGACATAATCGGCACATCGAATTCCACCGCCAGACCGCGCAGTTCTTCTGCGATAGCCTTGATGTAGGTGTACGAGTTGATGTTGCTTCCCGGTTTGATACGGGCTGACGCACAGATGTTCAGGTAGTCGATGAAGATGATATCAGGTTTGAACTTGCGCTTGAGCTTGAGTTCCTGTAGGAGTGCGCGGAAGTGCGACGGGTTAGCCGAAGCGGTTGGGTATTCCTTGATGATCAGTCTACCTTTCACCTTCTGCTTCAAGGTTTCCATGCGCTTGAGGTACATGTCTTCCGACAGCACCTTGAGGTCATCCATGGAAAGGTCTAGCAGGTTCGCGTCGATGCGTTCTGCAATGCGCTCTTCTGCCATTTCCATCGTGATGTAGAGGACGTTGAATTGCTGCGTCATTGCGGCTGCGGCAAAGTGACACATAGCAAGGGACTTACCCACGCCGGTACCGGCGAGGATGATGTTCAGAGTCTTACGACACAGACCACCACTGGTGATCTTGTTGAAGTAACTCAGGTCGAAGGGGATTCTCTTTTCGATCCGATGATAGAAATGATATCTATCAGTAGACATATCAAGATAGTCATGACCAACGTTGGGATCAAAACTAACCCCAAGAGCATTAGACAACAGAGTAGGAATAGCACCTTTACCATGGGTAGTGTCCGTGCCGTCGATGATTTGTACCGATTCCATGATCGCATTGAAGAGTGCCTTTTCCTGACACCACGTTTCAGTAGTGTCGAGTAACCATTGATTGTCTTCCTTCTTGAGTTCGACTTCGGTAAGGTCTGTTAGAATCTTACCGATAGCCTTGTATTCACTCTCATTTAGGTCTTTTCGCTCTTGGAGTCCGAGTGCCAGTGCGCTTTGGCTTGGCAGGCTGTTGTACTTTAGGATGTACTGATTGATCTGGTCGAACAGTTTTCGCTCCGGACTTTCGCTTAGATACTCGCTTTTCAGGAACGGCAGCGTCCTTCTCATGAACTCCTCGTTCTTGAGTAGGTTCGCTAGTATCAGTGTTTCGGTTCGCATCGGTCAGTTCCTCATAGTATTCGTCTTCGTAGCTACCAAAATCGACTGGTGGCGGCTGCGGGGTTGTGTTGCGGATTGCTTCCGATAGAAGGATTCGCAGGATGTTGGTCGTCAACTTCACGAACTTCGGGTTGGATAGGTCTACACCCTTTGGATAGTACACCACATGCGTCGAGAAGTCAACCATTGCTTCGTCGTCTTCTCGGACAGTGAGAGGGCTAAATCGGAACTGCGTTCCTTTGAATCTGCCACTAAGAACAGTGATCAGAGTGCCTACATCATCTATCAGAAGGTCGAAGTCTCTGCCGTCTTTGACGGTTTGCTTTGCCCACCAGAATTCTAATCTGGCTTTCAGTTCGGTGATGTTAGGCATCTGTTGGTTCCTCTGTGTGCTTGAATTCCGACGCAAACTGATATTTAGCGCGGACAGCATCCTTGAAAGACTTAGACTTCAACAGGTCGCCCCAAAAGGCTTCGTCGTCGGTGTCCACTTCCTTCCACTTCTTGTCCTCGATTTCACCAGTGTCGATGTTGACTCGCGAGTAACCATTGGAGTTACCGACCTTGACCTTGACCACATGCCCAGTTTCCTGTGCAATCTCAAGCAGACCGGCAAACTTGTTGATGCCGCCGTCAAAGGTTACGAGGAATGGAATCTTCGACTTCTCGCGCACGTACCGGGACTTCTCCACGTTGATGACGAAAGTGTAGCCTTCGATTTCGTTGGTGGTCTTGTTCTTCTCCTGCTGCCTACCGAGGATGAAGATATTGTCGGCTGAGTAGTACGATCCGGTGCCGCCGCCCACAACGTCCTTGGAATAGAGTTCCAGTGTCTTGTACGTATGGTTGATCGTAACCATCGGAATGTCTTTCAGATTCAGGTGCGGTGTGACCATGCGGAACAGGGACTTGATGCCCTTCGCGCGAGTCATATCGGCTACGCTCTTGCCCTCTAGCGCATCTTCGACTTCCTTCTTGGAAGCGAGGTTGCCGATAGAGTCGATGACGATCATGACACGATCCCCGCGCACGATGCCGTCCAACTGCTTCATGATATCGAACTTCAACTGCTCTACGTCAGTGACGGGAGTGTGAACCACACGATCCATGTCGATACCGAAAGACTTGAAGTAGGCTTGCGGCGAACCGAATTCGGAGTCGTAGAACAGGATCACGCCGTCAGGGTACTTCTGCTGATAGGCGCGAGCCATGATCAGGGTGAATCCTGTCTTGAAATTCTTGGACGGTCCTGCCCACATGGTATGACCGGGAGCGAAGCCACCGTCAATGTCGCCAGAGTTGGCAATGTCCAACGCCGGGATGCCAATGTGAATTAGGTCTTTGTCTTCGAAGAACTTAGACTTCGAAAGGATGGCGGTCTCCTTGATGCTTGAGTTCTTCTTAATTTTGTCTAGCAGGCTCATATTCGTTCATTTCCTCTTTCGATATTCCTAATTCGTATACGCAGTAAGTCCAAAGTGCGCGAGCGACTTCGTTTTTGGTTTCGTAAGGTCCGTACTTATCAGACCACGTTTCGTTGTGAAACCACCACTTGCCGTTCTCGTCCTGAAACACAGGATTGCTGTCATGCTGTTCCATTGTAGCACATTCCATCCGTTAAGTAAAGAACGATTCAAGGGTAGATCGGTGTTCGACTTCCCAACCAATATGACTTAGAATTCCCTTCATCGGGTCGATGAACGTGCGTTCGAATTGCCCGTTGTAATCTAGGTATTCCTCTAATTCGAATTCCTTCGGCAGACGGTTCATGAATGCGATGGTATTATTGTGATAAGGGTTAGGCTTCTTTAGAAGGATGAACTTGATCTTTTCGCCGTCCTGAATCAGAGGGTATCTCTTAGTCAGACCCTTCTCTTTCAGAATGTGGTTGTATAGGATCGCACCCTTACAGTGCATTGGTGTACCGCTATTGAACATCGTCACTTCGTTGGTGTTCTTAGTGATACCGTTCACGCCAGAAGGGGAAGAGATATCCTCAATCGGGTAGCCCTTGAACTCTTCGCGGAACCGGTCGATGAACTTGATTGCCGCAGCATTGTCTTCGTTCAGAACGATCTTGATGCACTCACGCATTTTCTTGCGAACGACAGCCGGGGTTGTAGACCGGTTGGTTTCCAGTCCCACGGTCTTGACTTTCGGTTCCTTGAACTTCACACCTTCTTCGTCGTAGACGTTGAGAATGTAACGCTTCTTAGCGACCCAAATGGCACGGTCGCAGAGCGATTCGCGCTTCATCTGCATCTTCTGCTCGTAGGCGTGCGTGTAGTCTGCGAGTTCCTGATAGGACTTGTCGATGAACGGCTGAATCTTGTCCTCGCAAACCCTGTCTAGGAATTCGATGATCTTCTGCTTCGATGCCGTCACCTTGCCATCCACACCATAGACCTTGTTGACCAAACCCTCTAGGTTCAGATACATGGAGTCGGTGTCACCCGCAATTACGTAGTCCACGCCTTCGGTCTTCAACAGGGCATTCAGATAGCCGTTGATGTGCTGTTCGATCCACTTGTAGGATAGCTGACCACCGAGAGTAATCGCTTCGGCAATACGGATATCGAAGAACCGGAAGTATTGGTTGCCGATGGCTCCATACGCGGAGTTGAGCGACACCTTCTTCGCCATCTGTAGGTTGTTGTACCGTGCGACTTCTCGTTGGAGGTAGGCATATTGGTTTGGGTCTTCCTTTGCCGCCTCAAGCTTTTTCTTGGCGTCGAGTGCTTTCTTCTTGTAGACCACGCGACCCTTGTACATGTCGTCCATGATTTCCGCGAGGAAACCGCGCTTCGTAGTCGAGAAGAACTGCTGATTCGAAGTGACCGTCACACCCGTTCCTTTCAGGAAGTCGAGGTCAGGTTCCTTGTTCAGAAGAGCATCCACACTGAGGGTTGGGCGCAACGCACGCATTTCGTCCGTGTACTCAGAGGTCTTGATTAGAGTCTCTGGCGACAGGTTGTACTGCATGATCAAGTGCGGGTATAGGGAGTTCAAGTCGAACGACACAACCCAATTGTACATTCCCGGCACTGGTGGCTTTACGTGCGCACCGGCATACTGAGCATCTTTCTTGCCTTGCTTCATTAGAGGCATGACGATGTTCTTCTTCTTCAAATGATTGAAGATGATAGCGTCCCACATGCGAACCTGCTGATATACGTCTTCGTAGTTGCACTTGTTGTCGTAGGCGAGTGTGAGTGCGAGTTCGATCAGCCGGTTACAGTCCTTTCCGTGGGTTTCCAACTTCCAGACCAGTTCAGTGTCGCGGATGTTGTATTCCACATACAACTGATAGTTGGTCGTGTAGAGGTGGTGTAAGTTGTCGTAGTCGTCAATGTCGGTCTTCGTTTCGTCCAACTCAATAGAAGTGATGAATCCCAACTTGTAGGATTCCTGCGAAGGGTTCTTCGAATACTTCTTGTAGAGGTCTTGATAGTCGAGAATCGCGATGCCGTAAATCTCATAGGACTGCTGCTCGCGGTCCATGATGGTCGTTTCTTTCGCACGCAGTTTCTTCCACGGCGAAAGCCTGTTAGCTTCACCGTCGTCTAGAACCCGCATCATGCGGTTGATTAGATACGTAAGGTCGAAGAACTTGACGTTCCAACCGGTGACGATATCAGGATAGTTCTGCGACCAGTGAGCAATGAACTTGCGTAGAAGGTCGATTTCGTCTTTGCACTTGTAGTAGGTTACGTCTTCACGATGCGCCACGTAGTCACCACAGCCGAAGGTGGTGAACTTACCGTCGATCAGGATCGTGATTGCGGTGACTTCTTCCGTAGCCTCGCGCGGTTCGGGGAACCCGTTCGCAGACGAGACTTCGATATCGAGGTACGCGATTGTGATGTACTTCTGATCCCAAAGGATTTCCTCTGGATTATGATCAGCAATGAAGGTGTACTCGTAGCGATTGTTGCCGTAGATGGGGAAGGTCTCCACACCATCATAGCGTTGCAGGAACTCACGCGCGTCGTTGATGTTTCCCGGCTTGATAGGCTCTACGTAGTCACCCGCGAGAGTCTTGTATTTGGACTTCTTCTTCGAAGGAACAAACAGAGTAGGACGATACTCTACGCGACGAGAGACCTTCTTGCCGTTCTCAACACCGCGATAGAGTATGTTTCTGCCGTACTGACGTACATTCGTGTAGAAGTCCAAGGATCACCATTAGCCAAGAATTAGGCTCTTAGGAGGCGTAACGATGCCACCGAAGATACTATTATACTGGTTCGCCATCTGCGTGTCAACTTCTTTCACGAAAGTAGTCTTAGAGATAGGGAAGTCGAAGCTTGCGTCCTTACCGAGATACGGTGCGAACGGAACGAAGCCGATGCCGAGATTGCCTTGCGCATCACGCTGAATCAGGATTAGCATTACGTTCTTGAGACAGACGTAATCCTCATGCTCATGTAGAACTTCACCAACCAACTCTTCACCACTAATCAGCTTTACTGCTTTGATCGTCATCTTCATTCTCCTCTAAATTGGGTCAACTCTATTTTCGCAAGACTTACATAGATCGAAAGTCTGCTGATACTCTGGAACCACATCGTCGTAACTTTGTTCAGACAAATTGCCAATGATGTAGTCCAACGAATAGTCCATGCAGCACAACGAAACCCTGCCGTTTGGCAACAGGACGTTGTGGTACAATCCTTCGACACAGCCGCATGTCTGTGGCTTGTCTACTGTCCCGGCTTGCATCACGCGCATCATGACACTATTCGGTTTGCTTGCTGCTTCACGAT